GCGGGGCGTTGCCGGGGGGAAAAGGGCGGGCGAAAGGGTAAGGCCGCCGATTCGCAGGTCGGCCAGATCGGCCACGGCGGACGCGGCCGGCGCCGTCACCTGCTGCACCTTCCAGACGGCGGGCTGCACGGACGAGATGTCAAGCACGAAAAATGCGTTGTTGTCCATCGGGAAGCCGTTGGCGTAACCCTTGATGAGATACACCCGTTCGTCCTCGATGAAGTGGTAGTGGTCGGAATATTCGATCCGCCCGTCCTTTACGGCGCCGGCGGCGCCGAAATATTTGTACCCGATACCGATGATGGCTTTTCCTTGATCGACGGCGGGCGTCTGAATCACGGCCATCGGATAGGGCAGCACGTCGTTGCGGTAGCTGCCGTCCGGCCCCATCAGCGTGGTGGCGGGCATAATTCGCTGGAAATAATCCACGGGATTGACCACAAGGATCACGTCTCGGACGTTGCGCGCTTTGCCGTTGGGGTCGACTGCCATCAGCGCCAGCAGATTTCCGATGGTTTCGGGCGACAGGTCGCTCACGGCAATGGCGGATTTTTCGGGATATACGCCGCCGGTGACGGTCACGTTGTCGCCGACCTGCCGGTTCATACCGATCGGTTTGCCGTTGCCGTCGCCCGATACGAAGCCGGCTTCCAGTCCGTTGGCGTAGGCTTCGTACAACACTTGGCGCACAAAGCTGTCCAGCCACTCGGGGCCGAGTTCCAGCATTGCCTTGCAGACCGGCATAAACGCGGACAGCTTGAGCAGCGACGTGTCGACTTCCTTAAAGCCTGACGTCAATTCTTCCACGATCTCTGCGCAGAGTTGTCCCCACGCGGCCTTTTGATACCCGTTGGTATTCATCATCATACGAATCGCGCCGCGCGTATTGACGAATTGAATATGCGACAGCAGCGGGTGCGCGGTCTGGAGCTCGTCAAAGACTGCGTCGAGCACGGTTTCCGGCATCACGACGTCAAGGCCGTTGAGCGCCTGCTTGGGGTCATTGGCTTTCATTGCTTCGGCTAACTTTTGGTAATAGGTGCGCTCCTCGCTCGTGAGTTGCCGCACGCCGCGGGAAGCCAGTGCGCGCCGATCCATCTCGCCTTCGAGCTTGTCGAAGCGGTTGGCGTATTCGGTTTCGATGTCGTCCCTAATGCAGAGCAGCATCTGCTCGAACGAATTGTAAAACGCTTCGTTGTCGTTCTCGCGGATGGCTTTCTGCATAGCCTCCCGCACATCGCTGCGGATTTGGATGTCGTTGGATTTCATTTGTTATCCCCTCTCAAACAATTTTAGTATGTTGTTTTTCTTTGGCTCCTGCGGCTTTGCATTTTGCGCAAATATACGCCGGAAAATCTGTTTTTTGGCGTCCTGCGTATACGAGCCGGACGCGTCGGCGGTAATGGCCGTGGCGATATGGTACTCCAACGCCTGCTCCGGCGTCAGCCAGACCTCGTTTTGCATCAGTTCGCGCACGGTTTCTTCCCGCATTCCTGCGCGGTCGACAAATGCGCGTATACCTATGCCGGTCATTTTCTCGGCGTCATACGCTGCCGCGCGCAGGTCGTCCGCATATCCGCAGGCGCAGGCGAAAACTTCGTGGAGATAATAGGCGGATAAGTTGGACGCGTACCGATTGTCTCCCGCCAAAAACGGGAACAACGCGGCCGAAGCGACGAACCCGTCGCCGTAGGTGTTGATCTTCGCGGGATGCCGCAGCAGCGCGTTGTAAATGGCCCATCCTTCGGAGACCGCGCCGCCGTAGCTGTCGATGTGTACATGGATCGTATCGGCTTCCAGCGTTTCAAGCTGGCGCACAAACCGGCTTGCACTTGTACCCGCGTCTTCTCCGTCGGCGGTTATGTCGCCGTAAAGATAAATCGTGGCTTCGTTTTCGGCCTGCCGAATTGTGTAATGGCTTGGCATTTCATGATCACCTCCTTTTAGCAACGCCCTCTCTGTCGGTTCTCTTTCTTCAAGGGCGTATTGTTCAGCCTTTGGCGGTACGGGCGGCGTCCTCGGCTCCGACGGCTTTTGTGCTTTCCGTCATTGCGGAAATATTTTTCGTCATAAAATGCTCGTCCGCCCACGGTTCTAAAATGGCGGGCTGGCCGGCGGCTCGGCGCACGTCGTTGATGGTAAAAGCGCCCGAACCGATCAGCTTTTCCACATTCGCGGCGTTTTCAAAAATATCGAAGTGCAGGATGCTCGAAGAATCCACCCGCAGATAGTTCCCGCGCTTCCATTCCTCGTATCCGTAGCGTTTGCGGTTGATCTCTTCTTGAAGCTGGTCGCACAGCGGGTCTATGCAGTAGGTCATAAATCTGCTGTTGGCGTCGGCGGTGCCTTCCACCGTGCCTTTGACCAGTACGGCCGGAATCAGAAACGCACGGGCGGTAAAGTCAAAAATATCCTCGGCCAGCGCCTTGATGTCACGCGTATCCCGTGCGTTCGACTTTCCGCCCGATTCGATGCGTGTGTAGTCATAACCGTCGAACTCGGGCAGGATTGCGCCGTCGCTCTGTAAAAAGGGCTTGAACTGTTTTTCGATCATGTTCTGGAAATTTTCCATCCATCCGGGATCGTTCTGCGCAAGCTGTTCGACATGCACTTTCCAATGCTGTCCGTTGTCCCATTTATAAGCCCTTTCCGCCGCGCGGAGCAGACGGGAATAGGACTCGTAAAGCCCGTTGAGCACCGGCCGGATGTCTGTGTGATTGAGCTTGAAATGCAGTACGTTGTTCTCCCATATGGGGTATTGGTATCGGTAATCGCCGACGACAATGTTTTTGTATTCGTTCTGCCTGCTCGGCCACGCTTCGGGCGTATCCCAGCTATCGGCGACGACGAGGGCGTCCGTGTGCTTTTGCGGCAGCGTCTCGACGACCAGCGCTTCGTTGTGCATATAAAGTTTGGCTATGAGCTTGTGCAGGAACATCGTGGAGTTTTCGTTCACATTGGGAGAGTAGTTCCACATATAATACTCACCTTCGCGCACTTCCTCGTGGTTCCTGTATGTGCGAAACTCACAACGGCCGAGTGCGTTCGCGATCATATTCACGCAGACCCAGAAAGACAGCTCGCGAATTTGGTATTCCTGCGCAGCCTCAATCAGTTCCTTACAGACGATCTCCCGATTCTCGCCTTTCCCGTCCTGACCGCGCAGCCATTTGAAAAAATGGAATGCCGTTGTCCTCACCTCCTTACAATCGAATGGCGCCGATAGCCGGTAGAAACGTCGTTTGTCCGCCGCCAAGAACAGTTTCCGCTGTCATAGCGGCAACGAGCGCCATAAACATATCGGTTTTTCTGCTTTTTCCCTCGATTTTCGCGTAAATATAGTTGCCCGTATCCACGCCCAGCTTTTTAGAGCTTCGGACGCGCTTAGTATTGTTGACCGCCCAGCGCAGGCAGGGATTGTCGCCCCAGCAGAAATAGCCGCGGTCAAAGCACTCTTGGATCACGGGGTCGACCGCCATAATGTCGGACGGCCGCACGAGCTTGACGCGCGTTTTGTCTGCGGCGTCAAACCCTGCCCGGCGCATCGATTCTGCCACCAGCGTCCAACGGTAATGATCCATTGCCAGCAATTTGACGTTGTAGGTCTGCGCTGCGCGTCGGATATAGTCCGCAAGCAGATCCGGGTGGATGCTTACATCGTCCACTACCGTCAGATATCCCTGCTTTTCCCATTCCCGCCACGGCGGCTTGACGCGTGACAGCGTTTTCGATTGCAGGCACAGCCAAGCGTGATTGATGTCATAGCGCTCGTCGCCGCGCCGGAAATGCAGGTCGACTGCCGCCCAGTCGGACAGCTCGGCGTAATCCACGCCGACGACGCAGCTCATTCCGTCCAGCTTCGGCAGAGGCCTGTTCGTCGCGAGCACCTTTTCGTAGTCCGTGACAGATATGTCCTTGTACCCGATGCGAAGACCCATCCGCTTAGGCAGAAAATCGCCGTTCTGCTCGGGGTGGTTTACCCAGTCCTGATATTCGTCTTTGATTTCCTGCAGCAGATGCGGCAGATAATACAGGGATGGATTTGCCATATACCAGCACGCGGGATCATGTACCTGCTCGATGTTGTCCAGACAGCAGATAAACGGCAGAAAACCGTTGTCCGGCTCGCCCTCAAATAAGATGCGCCGCCCTCTCGCAAGGTAGTCGTCCAGCGGTCCGTCGCTGACGTCGCCGTTGGATGTAAAAATGCCGACACGCGGCTGTGCGACTTTACCTTGCCCGGTAATAAAGACCTTGATGTTGTCGTAGTTTTCGAATTGATGTACTTCGTTGAAGATAACCTTCCCAGAGCGCATCCCGTCTCTGCCTTTGGGATTGTTTGTTCTTCCCTTGACGACGCCCTTGTTCTTACGCCCTTGGATCAGCTCTTTGGTGTGGTAATAGTGCCGGTTCAATTTTGCTTGATATTTCGGGCTTTCGAGCACCTCTGTGAAATCCTTGACCGGCGTTACGGCTTGTTCTTCGTTATTGGCGCATATGTCCACATTGTAGTGCGATACGGGGTTGTACGGACTGATCGAGCACGCGGCGTCAAATGCAATGTATCCGTCTTTTCCGGCGCCTCGTCCGACCATACAAAGCAGCGTTTTCCAGCGCGGTGTTTTGTCCGCCTTATATGTGCAGTTCCAGAGCGCAAAAACGAATTCCTCCCACGGGAACAGCCGGTCAAAAGGAAAATACCGTACGAGCCGCAAATAATTTGCAAGCTGTACGGTATCGACGTATAGGTCCTCTTCCTCAAAGCAGCGGCGGATATGCCGGACAAGTGCGTGCTGTTCACGGCACTGTCTCGGCTTGTCCTTCTCGACAAGCTCGATATAGTGCAGAATTTCGTCGGGAAGTTTAGAGTTCATCATCCTCGTCGTCTACTCTTTTGGCGTTCAGACCGTCATCCTTGAAGCCGAGCGCAGAATAGATGGCAAGCATTTGCCGGGACACCTGTACTTCCAGCGATACGCTGCGGTTTTCCACGAGCATTCCTCGTTTTTCATCCATCACGCAGACGCCTCGCGCTTCGATGTCGGCTTCCAGTTCCCTCCGCCGCTGCCAGAGGTCCATGTACTCTTCCACCTTGTCCGTATACATCGTTTCAATCAGTCCGCGGGCGACGAGGTTGTCCGTCAGCGCTTTTTTCAGCTTTCGATACGCAGCGGACGTTGATTTTTTTGCCATTTCACCAGCTCCTTTCGATCTTGGCGAACGATTGCGCGCGCACATGCGAAGAATATCGGCTTTGTCACCTACCCACGCCCTTAGCGGGCC